GTTAGTGTGGCAACACCTGCATTATTTATTGTAAATGCGCCAGAAAACCCAACTGACTCAAACTGTGAATTGGAAAAATTGTAAATTAATGCGTCAGCATCGACAGGAGTTAGGGGATTAATTACATCAGAGAGATTCTCTAATTTTAGAAAGGATAGTGTTACTGCATCTTGTGCCAGTGTAGGGTCTGCAAGATTTGTGAGTTTAACTGCCTGCCAGTCTACATCTCCTGTGACTGAGAGGGTTCTATTTGCTGTAAGGTTTAGCTGATCAGCAGAAATATCAAATGCCGGATTGTTAACTTGTGGTGTAGCCCAGGCTATAGGTAGTTCTAAGCCTGTAACACTTGACATGAACTATCTCTTTATTTTGAAATAAAGAGAACTAAACTAATTTTTCAGGGAATCTCGTATTGTCTTGATGTAGTGTCTTGAGAATACTTTCATGAATCTATATTCCTGTGGGAGGTCGGTTCCAACTATACATCGCTGCAAGTCATCTATTATCTCATTTACCATCTTTGATGATTTTTTGAGAATCATTTTAGTTGTAACTTTGCCTGAATAGATTTTATCCAGTTGTATTTCATTAGAGGCTGCCATCACAAAAATATTCAAATCATGGCGCAAAATATCCTCATCTAAATCATTCAGGTCATCTTGAATGTCAAGAATTGCTTGGTTAAAGTGTAACAATTGCATAACGTTTGGATTGTAACTATCAATGTAGTTATCCAAAATAACTCCATACAAAACGGTATCTGATGACTTTAGCAGCATATGGTTGCGTATCTCTTTTTTGGTAAATATTTCACCATCAAGCATTCTGTGTCTTAGCTTTATCTCATAAGATGCTGTAGCCCACAAAGTTGCCATGCCGTGAATAATTGCGTGTTTCACATAGCCATCAACATTGGTCATTACTTTTTTGAATATTGCATCAGCATTTACTTTATGTTCATAGCTTTTCTCGTCATAGAATTTGTCTAATAGTACGATGTATTTTGTTAGTGCTTTGATCAATGAATGTGCTTGGAGTGCCTTTGGCAAATCGCGTGAGCCAAAATATAAAATTAAAAACGTTGTTACAAATTCTTTTACATATCCTCCAACCATTGCATGGAGAGCTGGGTTTGGTTCCTCATCAATAAACTCTAGAGTTTTGTAAATCTCATCAACGAGTAGGAAAAAATCTTCAGACTTTGTAGTGTTTGCAATTTCAGATAGTTGTTGTTGTAGTTTTATCATTAATTCTTTTTTGGGAATTATTCTAGTTTCTGGGTTGTGGATATACTTGTGCATCAAGTAATAATAGAGTACGATAATATGTTATAAAAAGATGATCGCAATGATTCAGATTTGGGATATTCCCCATTATGTATTACTCAGAAATTACACATTTGGTTGTTCTTTTTTCTTTAATCTCTTTTTCTTGGCCTTTACTACATCTGATAATAATTTCTCACTGCTAGCTGCCTCGTGAATAACTGGCTCTACTTCTTTGATTTTTGCTTTTACAGAATATTTTGGGATGCCAACTTTTGCACCGCATCCAGGTTTATGTGTTAGAGTAAATTTTGCAACAAAGTTTGTAGGATATCCCGTCCCTTCAGCTCCGCAACGTGTGCATGTAATGTCTACCATAAATTTCTGGAGATACCAACATTATAGAGAACTAAATAAAAAAAGATAGTCTATTCCTAGACGTTAAAGTCAGTAATTATGAATGCTCCGACATCTTCGTGTGCTGGTTCTGGATCAAATCTAACTAGCAAGTCAGATTCATAGAGACCACCTACACTTAGGTCAAAGTTTTCAATCGTCAAATCCTCTCTCAAGCCAACGACTTCAGCGATATCTCTCTTGGTAATCAAGACAGTTCCTGCTGTAATCTGTGGAGTTTCCCATACGTTTCTCAATCCGAGGGCTGCTGCTAGTCCAGAGTTGTTTACAACATCTGTGTTATCAGTAGGTCCTACGATAAATCTTGAAAGGAATGGCCATTCTCCGTTAGTTCCTGCCGTCTTTACAGACAAGGCAGCATCTGCTGGGTTGATGAACATTGTATCAGCTCTGTTTCTTTGTGTTCCAGGGAATCTACTTCTGATGACCTCGATTAAGGCTTCAAACTCTGCGTGAACAGGGATTGCCAAATCTAATTCAGCTTTAGTATTTGTTGGAACGCCTGCGGCCTCGACAAGTGTTCGGATAATTTTCTCACCTATCATGTAGTAGAATTCATTCCCTGCATTTTTGAGGGACTGTTCTACTGATAGGAAATTATTATCTTTCACATCGTTTCGGTTAACACCCAGTGTACCTCTGTAGGAATTGTTAGTACCAGAACAATCAAGTTCAACGGTCTCAACTTTTCCGCCAATTGGTGGTGGGGTTCCGCCTGCTTCAGTGTAGATTTCAATACCTTTCTGGTCTCCGATTGCACCACCGACAGTATCAGTGTACTTTGTAATTGGTACATTGACTTTAGGTGTGTCCATATCGATGAGTCTTGCGTACTGTTTCCAGTCAGACCAAGGCTCAGCACCTTCTAGGATTTCATCTGCGATTTTCAAAGCTGACAAACTGTTTGGAACTGAAACTGTTTCGTGCATTGCTTTTCCACCGATGTAAGGGTTGGTGGATGCCATGTCGCCGATTCTTATACCATATCTGTTAAACCAAATATTTGGCAAGTATGGATTTAGTCTCTCGTTCTCAAAGGATTTTGGATCAGCGCGGTCAAAGAAAACGCTCAAAGGAGTTTCTCTAATTGGTCTCATAATATCAAATGGCTTTCCTTGGACTGAAGCTGCTTCTGCACCTAGAGTTAATGCTTCACGGATGTGACCCATTTCCTCTGTTTGTAGAATACTGCTACGATTCCATTTATTTCGGGAAGCCATGATTATGCTGTTACCCCTTCACGTTGTACGTCGACTGCGATGATATGATCTCCTACGCCGCCAGTAGCTTGGAGTGCAACTGCTAATGCTTGTGCAGTAGTTGCAACTACAATTAGAGTTCCAGTTGTACTAGGACCTAATAGCTCACCTATTGAGATATCCCCAGTTACTTTAGCAGGACATCTGCCCTGTGTAACAACTACTACTCCTTGTCCTCCAGCGTTGGTTGCTCTAAAAGCGTCATCTGTTGAATCAGCTCCTGTTCCGTAAATTCCGTCCGTATCGCCACCTACTGCAACACCATAACCTGCGGTTATGGCAGTTGCTTCAGTTGCTCTTGGAAGTAATTCAGTTGCTGGAGTTGTTGTCAATAGCTGAATACAAGCACCCATTTCTATTGGGCCGTCTGAGATCATGTTAATTACCGAGCTTGCTTCGTGATCAATTGGACCACGGGCTAAACCTTGGTAAAAGTTTGTCATTGAATAATGGAAATAAAATAGAATAAAGAGAACTAAATAGGAACAGCTTCTGCTGCAAATGCCCAGCGAGTCACATCAGTGTTGTTTGGAGTTATGGAGTGTTTGACATTTTTTGGAAACATGACATGTACTCCCTCTACTGGTTGCAACTGTTCATCCTCAAAAAGTAAAGTTCCACTGTCCCCTTTTGGGATATCAAGGTAGTAGAGATACGTCCAGTGCGAGTGGTGGTGTTTTGGTCTGCTGCCACCTTTCTTCATCCAATGAACCCAAGCTCTACGGAACTTTAGTTCTTTGGAGAAATGCTTTTTGATGTAGGGGGAAAATATCTCCTGCATTTCTTTAGTGTCCAAATAGATTAGACCGATGTCAGTCTCGTCATGTGCCGGCTTTGTAGTCTTTGCAAGCTGTAACAGTTTTTCTTTAACCTGTTTTGGGATGGGGTCAAAGACTGTCACATACACAGAAAAATGTACGGGCATAATCTATTTGGGAACTAAAATAAAAAAAGAGAAAACTCTCTATTGGTAAGGTGTGGACTGTCCTCTTAGTTGTTTGTCCAAGTTTGCAATTTCAGAACGTGCTGATTCCAATGTTGCTCTGTTTGGATTTCCGTTTCCAACTATTGTAGGTCCTGTAAGGTTTGGCATTACTGTCTCTTGGATGTGTGTTGTAGCCATTGCGTTTCTTTTTACAGAGTCAATGTCTAATTTCATACTTCCAGATTTAGCTTCTGATTCTCTTACTTGTCTTGATAATACTTGAATTGCTTCTCTTTGCTGTGCAATAGTTTTTCTCAAAGGTGCCACTATACTTCGGTGATATCTCTCGAGTGTGTATTGCATCTGCTTCATCATTTGTGGTGTAGACATTGGTGGCATTTGTGGCATTCCTTGACCCATCTCGTTAGCTACTGATGGCTCAAGGCCTGGCATCATACCTGGCATTCCACCTGGCATTCCACCGGGCATTCCACCTGGCATACCTCCGCCCATTCCAGGAAATGCTTCCTTCATTTGGTCTTCAGTATCAGTTGCTCCCTTCATTGGTTCCCCGCCGTCTGGAGTTTCTGTGCCTTCTTGAGGATATGGTTCTGTGTTATCGGTAGATTGTTCAGAACCGTCTGTACCGTTTTTGTCACCGCCAGCTAGGAGTTCTTCTTTTACGAATTTAGTATCTCCCTTGTTTGGCTTTACACCATAATCGTGATGTGGTGTTGGTTCCTCATCCTTGTCTAATTTTGCATCCAACTCTTGGATGGCACTATTGATGAAGCTTGATCCGTATTCTCTCTGTGCTCTGTCAGGATTGTTCTTCAATAAGATACCAGTTTCCACTAGTTTTCTTACTGCTGGTCCTGCACGAGCTTTTGAAAGTAACACGTCAGCTTCTGCAATGCTAGTACATTCGCGTAATTTGTGAATGTTCATTGTTTTTAATTTGACAGAGCGATAAAGAGAACTAAATGATCACAGATAGGAGTTCAAGTAAAGGGATTGTCTAAAAAACTAAAAGCATGAGTGTAAAAATTGCAATAGAAATCATTGATAAGTTAATTGAAGGTCATTTAAGATGTTCCAAATCAATGCGAGAAAAAACAAAAGATTGGACTGATCAACCAGGAAACCTCGCAAGAGCTATCGCTGAAGTACAAGAAGACATTGTAAAAGCCCTTATTGTCATAAAGAAGAACATCCAACCAAACTGCAAGCATCCCAAAAAGATGCGAGACGGTAAACCAGGAGAAAGATACTGTATGAATTGTAATTTGGATATGGATGATTAGATAGGCTGAATAACTGTCGTCTTAATTCCAGGTGTAGCTGCTGGAATCATGTTACCCCTCCACATGAATGGTCTTGATACAACCCATGTGAATCCAATATCATCAAGCTCTGCAAGGATTACACCGACAGGTACATTACACAACTCACATGAATCCCCTGAGCAGTTTCCATCACATGGCTCTATTACTTCTCTTCTTGGCGCTCCACCATTGATAGATACATCTGCAATGTCCCCCCTATCTATTGCTGCTATAATTTCAGGGTCGGACTCTATAACCAAATACTGCATCTCCTCAACATTAGGATCCCACTCCCCGTCAATAATCACAGAGGATGTTCTAAAGTCTGGTCCCATGTGGTTGAGGTCTATGCCATGGCCAATTGCAGTACGTGTCATCTTTTGCAGTTCACTGCTAGCTAGTTTTCTCATGTATTGCTCACCCTCTGCTCTGTGGTCTGTGATGGTTTCTTCTGCTGCCTTGATTAGGTATAGTCTGCCACCTTTGGCCTCTGCTGCCTTTTTTGCGTTCTCAAGATATCCTGGTTCAAGCCAAGTAGCTGTGACTTGTCCTATGGCTTCCTTGATTTCTCGCGTTCCCCCACATGTGTAGATTCCTTTGATGGAACGATTGTAGTATGCGCCCTTTGATGAAGCCCCTTTGAATGATTCAAAGATTCTCTCAGGGATTGAACAGTAATCGTAACGTCTTCCGTTTAGTGTAATCTCCATGGTTTGCAGTTCTGGAGTATAGTTTACTCGACCTACAAATGACGATGAAGCGTCAAAGTCTTTCTCGCGTTGCTCCTCTATCGTTTCGTTAAACTCAAAAGTTGTCTCATGAATTCCGCTTGGGTAAATAGCGATACCATCACCAGGAGGTAAAGATTGACTTTGTTCAACATCATATCTCCATGGAGGTGTACTCATATGGGAATTATATCCCTCAATCCCAACTGATGGCGGCTGACTCTCTAGATTATTTCCAGTAGCAGTCCAGTTGGTATCATCACCAAGGTATGGAAAATTTGTAATGTTGAATGTGTGTCCCAAGTTTGAACCAGACATGTCATAGACTGGGTGGTTTGTTTTCACAGAACCCAAGGGGTCTGGAGTTGGCAATGTAAGATAACCCTGTTGACCTACACTTGGAATAAAGTCAGTTGATGCGATTGGATTTGGGACAAACACAGGAGGACTGCCAGTATCAGGTACTAGAAATCTCGGCTGTGCTCCAGCCAAATCTATTCCAGTTATAGGCCCAGGGAAAGGTTGTGCAGCAGGGGTTGGGTAATTTTGCTCAGATAAAATTGCTCTCTGTATTTCTTCTTCAGGAACTCCTTGAGCTCGCAATAGATTTGCAAGCTGTGTGAAATATTCTAAGCTCTGCGCTTGCTCTTGTTCTTGCAAGGACACTCACTCAGTTTAGTTTCTAGAATTTGTTTAAGAACATCATTACTCATTTCATTCATTTTATCTCTACCTGAATGTGTATTGTCAATTGAAATGTTTCCCACTTTAATTGCGCTAGCACCTGACGGAATTGAGGAGGTCTCACCTACTTCATATCCAAACGGAATGTCTAGTGGATTGTGTGATTCGTATGTTGGCATCCCAATAGCTTCTGCAACTTCTTTCTTCATTGCATCAGTGCATATTGCCCATGCAGAGTCCTCACCCTTTTCGCCCTTTACGTCATTTACACATCTATCTAATTTTTCAGGCATTATACTCTCCAATGTTCCATGCTTGTGATTGGTTTCCACGTTTGTAAGAATTAACCAAATCCCCCCTGACATCTTGAATCATGCTATTGTAGATTGGCATGTCATTTGGTGGTGCTGTAGTTCCAGATGAGAAATCAGGTATTGGTCCTCCCCCCATGTCATTAAAGACTGGAGCTAGTTCTTCCTGAAAATTATCTCGGTTGTCATTTCCATTGTTGTTAGAATTATCATTGTCATTGTTGGTTCCATTGCCGTTACCATCACCGTTATCACCATTCATGCTGCCACCCATTCCACCCATTCCAAGTAGTCCCTGTTCTGCTTGCTGTGCAATTACATCATCAAATGCTTTTGTTAATCCCAGTCCTGCTTGCTCGAATAGCTTCCTCAGTTCAACAGGATCAGATACTGGTGAGTTCATGTATATCTCGATAAGTTTAATCTGGTCTTCAATCGGAATGTCCTTTTTCTCAACTTCTCCAAAGTCTATCTTGAAATTGGTCTCCTCCCATGGAACTGGAATCATCCCACCAAGGTATGTCATCTGCACCATTGGGTGTGATTCATACCATGGCTTGAAGAGTTTCTCCTCTAGCTGTGTCTTTATTGCAATTGGAAATGCTGAGAGTCCTATCTCATCAAGTATTGCTGACTCTTTGGCATTGGCGTAACTGTGTGTGGAACTACCAGACTCTTTTCCTCTAAAGTCATTTAGTGCCTTCATGATTGGGCCTTGTGTAATGTCCATGAATTGTTCTGCGTTGAAGTTCTTTGCTTGTGTTCCAAGCTCTGTAACTTCAATCTTAGTTCCAGATACAACGTCTTGTCCAACTTCTAAATTATCAACTGCTGCTTGGAGTGCGTTTCGCTCATCCTCAGATGCCCCATCAGCTTGCCATACGTTTCTACTAATGTAACGCTGCTCTCCCATCTGCATTGTATATTGGGTGGCATACTTTCGTTCTAACAGTGGTGGCAGTCTCTTTTGCACTTCCCCTTGTGGTGTTGGCATTTCAAAGAATCGAGGGGATGTCATGGAAATACCAAAGCCCGTACCAAATGCAGAACTATCTATCTGATTCCATTTGAAGTGTAGAATTTCATCTGGGTTGTGATATCCCTGATACTCTGCTCCCCTAAACTCATACTTGTATGGAGTACGTTGTCTGTCCCACCAGATTCTCTGAAATGATGATATTGGAATGTGTAGTAAATCATCAGCGGAACGAATGTGCTGAATGCCTAATCGTGGCTTGTAAACTGAATTGCCATACCATAGTAATTCTTTGACAATGTCAGTGTCAAAAATATCAAATTGTAATCGTGTTGTAAATTCCTCAAAATATTCTACTAATTCATCAGTAGCTGCTTGGACGTAATGTGAACCACCAGTAACTTGAGCTGACAAATGGTTAATTGCTAACTGGACATCCTCATCTATTTGCAACCCTGCTGCTTGTGTTCTAAATGAGATAACTGGCTGATCAAAAGTTTTTGAAGTGTAACCTTCGCGAGAATATGCGCCAACTGTTGATATCTCTGGACCCCATACAGGTTGAGATAGTCCAGGAGCTGCCTCCATCATTGTAGATAATTCATGGAGATCCACGGATGAGCCGCGATTAGTACGGTCTCTTGCAGGAGGAGCTGGAGCTTGTGCATTCATTAATCCAGCCATACCGTTTTTCAGTCGCGTACCCCATCCCATGGTTTTTTGGAGTTATGATGTGTTTAGAGAACTAAATGTTTGGCTATGTAATGGACAACAGGTACAGTTACAGCATTGCCACAGCACTTGTATCGCTGAGTATCAGAGAGTCCTTCTGTCCAGTTGTCAGGGAATCCCTGCAATCTTTCACATTCTAACGGAGTGAGTTTTCTTACACGAGTGTTTTCCTTAATGAAGCTCATAGTGCTTTGATTTCTGCAACCGTCTCCAGTGTTCAATGAGTTTGCCTCACCAATTTTTATCCTTGATTCAATCTGTCCGTAGTTGTGCCTTTTTTTGTCAGATGGTAACTTTCCAGTCCTATGTGATTTTGACCATCCAATCATTGTCCTTGAGCTTGCTCCTTTGGAATAGTTTGCGTCGATTGCCATAGTATATGAGTCCCGAAGCCGTTTCCCTTTTTCTTGTGTCTTTCTGCATGCGCTATCATCGACTTGATTGCTTGTTCCGATAGGAAATATTTCTTGTCGGGGTTTTCCTCGTAGATGTCCGATAATGAAAACTCTCTCTCTGTTTTGCGGAACGAAAAATTTGCTGTTAAGCACCTGCCACTCCGCATCGTACCCCACTTCATCAAGCGTGGAGAGGATTGTTCTAAAAGTATCTCCTTTGTCGTGATTGAGTAAGCCTTTGACGTTTTCAAGAAAAAGATAGCGTGGTCGCTTCGCTTTTGCAATCCGTGCAATTTCAAAAAAGAGAGATCCACGTGTATCCTGAAAACCTCTTCTTCGTCCTGCAATGGAGAAAGCCTGGCAGGGGAATCCTCCACAGAGACAGTCGAAATCTGGCAGCTCTTGGGGATTGATTTTTGTTGCGTTCTCCCAGATGGTAACGTCTGGAAAGTGTTTGGCATAAACTCGTCTAGCGTAACTATCAATCTCGCAAGCTCCTACGCATTTCCACCCCAACGTTTCCACTCCAAGATGAAACCCGCCAATCCCTGAAAATAAATCAAAATACTTCGTACACTAATTGTACGGAGATTAGTTTAGAGAACTACTCAGGTTTTAATTTATCACTAGTAGCCCAAATCTCGCTGTTTTGCTTGTCTTTGAAAACTTTGGGATTTCTTGGTAATGTCCTTGCCTGATACCCACATGTAGGACATTTGCTTCCCAATGTTTTGGAGAATTCAATCTCGCAACGTGTACAAAAATTGTTTCTCATATAATCAATGAATGCCATCTATCTTCGCATATAATCTACATACGTCATTTGATAGGTTTTTTCAGCTCTTATCTTTTCAAATTCAATCAACTCTGAAATTTCATTAACTCGTTCTTCAGGATCAGGGAACACATGTGCAAACGTGTTGCCAATAGTTCCTTGAATTAATTCTGAATCAAAGATTGCTACTGCGCGGATTTGCTCATCTTGTTTCATCTTACCAAACTCTGAGTGATATCTATCCATACCATTTCTAATCTCATCATCTATTGGAGTAAATTCTCTCCACAGTATTGGAACAAGTGTTCCAGAGGTGTTTCGTTGGTATTTCTCAATAGGTTCTAGTTCATCTATGCTTTTCCAAATATCATTTACCTTGTCAATTCTCTCCAAAGTTTGCAAGCCATTGTATTTTATCTCAGATGGTATCTGCATAGTAACTGGAGGGTTCAGCGATGCTCCACTAAAGTACAAACCATCATTGAAATACAAAAGATTGCTTCGTCCCTTGTAGTCTATTGCCTGAACTGCTAGAACGTTTCCAATAGGGGCTTCATTAAATGACAACTCTACTGATACTGTGTTGCATGTTTCTGTGTTAGAGTCTTCTCTACATTTTGAGATGCTGGAAGAAGATTTTAAAACACTAAAGTCCACAATAGTTTCATCTGCGTTCTTTGGGATTACCTCAATTATGTCTCCACGGTAATCCAGATAAACCTCTACGGATGCTTCAGCTTTATCCCATTCACCCACTTCAGGAATTCCAAAGAGAAACTCCATTACACGGAGTGTCTTTGGTGCATATGCAGTTGCAGTAAATGTTTGAACGTCTCCAACTGATAGATACTGCATAGGTATTGGGGTATAGTAATTGTCAGTGACAGTAAATGATTTCTCATTAATTGTTAAACCGTTCTCCACAGCTTGTGCATATGTTTTATGATCAACTCCAAAGGTTGGTTTGGTTTTGTGTTCATCAGTTGAACCTCCTCCACCGGTACTTGGAGTAAATGCTCTTTCTACATACAACAGATGTATTGCACCAGAGTTTGTCTCAGACCCTGTGTCGTCTTGTGTTGCAGAGATTGCAATTACTACACTTGCTTCATTGTTTTGCCATAGTGCCATGCCATGTCCAAACAAGTCACTTGCTGCAAATGGCGTAACAGATACACGCGTGTCCTCTGACTCGTTTGAAATCTTTTGTGATTCTTTTAGTGTGTCATCAGCCTCGAGATACAAAATGTGCACCTCACCTGAGAGTGCGTTTGTGTCATCTCCTGCCTCATTACCTACCAAAATATCATCTACTCCGTCATTGTCCATATCTCCAAGTGGTGTAATTCCAGAACCAAAGCGCTCATCATTTGCAATACCAGCTATTGAACTGCCAGCAATCTCGGTACTTGATACAAACGCACCAGCAGCATTCAGATTAACAATAAAGACAGAGCCTCCTCCATCGCCATCATTCTCATTTGATACAACAATTTTTGTTCCGCTGATAGATGCTCCCTCTGAAATATATTCACCAGAATCAACTCCGATAGTTAATCCAGAAACGGGTACAGCAGGATGGCTTGATACAGTTCCTGTACTTGTTAAAAATAATGGCCACAAGTCTGTGTAATTTCCATCCTCACTACCTGCACCAACTAGTAACTCGTTTACTCCATCACCGTTCAAGTCAGTTGCAATTACAGGCCAGCCAAAGTATGCAGCACCGTCTTGTTCATAAACACCATCAGCGGGAGCAAAGCCACCACTATCTTCTGTTATTAATACACAATTATCAACTGTACCATCAGAATTTAATTCCAACATGTACACAGCTCCCGAATCAGCTACAATGCCAGAACCAGTGTCATGATCATTAGAGTTTGCACCAAGTGCTATGGTTGGTTCCCCGTCACCATCCAAGTCTCCAACAAATGCCAACTGCTCTATTGAACCAAAGTCTCTATTGGTTCCAGGATATGCGTCCCCTGTAATACAACCATTTAATCCAGCAGCAGTTGCATCCATAACAATATTGTTTGTACCTTTTACAGACCCGTCAGCATTCATAAATAAAATTAGTATAGAACCAAAATCATCCTCACCATTTGGATCCCCGCCAGTATCACCAACTGTATCTCCAGCAAAACCATCAAAGCCAAACATGATGGTTGCCATATCTACAACTCCATCATTATCCAAGTCTCCAATTGCTTCTATCTGATAACCTAGTAAATTATTAAAATCAACAGCAGCAGGAATATCGTCATTGTCAATCTCTATTCTGTCTGTAATGGTTTGAGCAGCATATGCAGTTATTGCAAAACTAAAAGCCAATACGAATAAAACTAAAACTAGATTCCTCTGTATACCCACAACAAATGTACGGGTTACTAATTTTTAAAGCTAACCACAGTGATCCATATTTGGGAATTACTCTAGTGTGTATTTCTCAGAAATTACATCATTAGCGCGCTTTATTTCATAGTTTATGATTTCTGAGAGTTGGGAAGTACGGTCAAGGCTTTGCGTGTATTTGTGTGCAAATGAGTCAGGTGTTATTCCCTGAATTAGAGAAGAGTCAAAAATATCCAAAGCCTTGTTGTTTTCTGATTGGATGATACTTGCAAACTCTGAATGTTCTCTTTGCATGGTATTAGTAATCTCGTCTGGTGTTTCCACAACTGTTCTCCACTCAATTGGGATGAATGTTCCAAAGCTATTCATTTGATAGACTAGAACCGGCTCCTTTTCATCCAAAGTCATCCAAGTGTCCAAGGCTTTGTCTACTCTTTGAACAGTTTGTAATCCTTTGTATTTTAGTGGGGATGTTATCTCGATTTGTATTGGGGGGTTTGTTGAATCGCCATCAAGTTCTAGTCCATCATTGAAATACAAAATATTAGTTCTACCCTTGTAATCTATTGCTTGTAAAGCCAATACTGTCCCAACAGGGGCTTCGTTGAAAATTACCTCGATTGAGACAGTGTTGCAAGTTGGGGTGTTTGATGTTACCATACACTTTGAATTGCTAGCTGTTGTGATTACACTGTCAATATCAATAATAACATCCTCTGTGTTCTCTGCAATTACATCAATAATGTCACCTCTATAATCCAGATACACCTCAACTGATGCTTCGGCCTTATCCCACTCTCCTACTTCAGGGATTCCAAAGAGAAACTCCATTACATGCAAAGTCTTTGGCGCATATGTAGTTGCAGTAAAGTTTTGTATTTCACCAATGTTCAAGTTCTGCATTGGTATTGGTGTCCAGTAATTATCAGAAACAGTAAATGATTTGTCATTAATACTCAAACCCACATCTACTGCTTGCACATGGGTATTGTAATCAAGTCCGAATGTAGGACGTGACTTGTGGTCATTTGATGAACCACCACCACTTGATTGTACACTTTCAGTAATTATTGGGAATACTAGATAATATTCTCCAGTAGTTGGAAAAGGATCTGTATCATTTGTATCTGTTTCATTACCATTACCTGATGTGCCGTCAGGATTTGTGGACTCTCCGTTTGCATTCTGGTCACACACATCTTTTACATCTAGTGTAACTATAGTGTCTTCAAAATTGATATCTTTGAAATATTCGGTTCCTAGTTCCCAAGCGTTTGCACCACCACATTGTAATGGAGCAAATGCAATGTAATTGGTATATTGTATATCTATTTCATGTAATACATTTGCTTTGATGGTAGTTGAATCAAATTCCTCATCTATCGTGTCCATATCAAGATAACTTCCGGTGTGTGCTGCTACATCTGATGGATTAATTATTTCGGCAAAAGTCATGAACAATTGAATGTCGTCATAGTGAAATCCTGATGGAATATCAAATGTCATAGAACCAGTACATGGTATTGTTGATTCTGTTAATTTACCTGCATCATTAAAAATTGTCTCAAAAGTTATGCCACCCAAATCATACAATGAATTTGTATTATCACCAAGGAAAACTTTACCCACCACATCACTATTCTCAGCAGTTGCTGGATCAATATTGTCAGGAATTACATGAAAATCAGTTTTAACAATACATGAATCTCTTGCGCTATGTGTTCCAAAATCCCAACTCATTACTGCTTGGCCTGTTACCTCATCAAAAGTAACAGATGCAGAGTTGGCAGTTGGGGTATCTGCATAACTCTCAACAGTCATCCCTAGCAAAAGTACGCATGTTGTAAGGATAATTAAAAATATACTTTGATTCGACGTAATTATTAACTTCATCTCTCGGACAAAGGAACTAAAATTATTTTTCGTTATATTGTGAACTCTACGCAGTGATCATGGATCACTGTGTTTTAGACGTACATTGTTTGTTAACAATAGTACAAGGTGCAGAGGGCAAGATTTGAACTTGCGACGACCCGGTCTTCAACCGAGTGCTCTCCCAGGCTGAGCTACCTCTGCATAATAAAAATAAAAAAAAGGCGTTAGCCTATGTGTTGTAATCTACTTGTGAATATTCTACAGTGTGTGTACCGTAATCAATGTTTGCTGTAATGAGCAATGGTTCTGAACCGAGGTCAAAATTTCCACAATCTTGTGTTAGTGATCCACTTGTTGAATAGATGTAAAAGTGGCATGTGTTTGCATCACCATCTTTGATGGTAATTGATGCTTGTGTAAAGTTTTGTCCACATACTTGTCCAGGAACATTAATTCCAACCCAGACATCATCGCCTGCGTTTGGTTGATAGACCTGTGTACTGTAGTTTGCATTGTAGTTGCATTGCTCGATGTTGGATTTTGCGTATCC